CTGGAATTGCTGGCGATATTTTCAAAGCTGGACAAACTGGAAGAGAGGGGCAGAGAGAATGAATAATGTATCACTTACAGGGCGGCTTACAAGAGAGCCAGAGCTTAGATATGGCGGGCAGGACAATAGCACAGCTATTACCCGCTTTACGCTTGCGGTAGACGACGGGAAAGACACAGATTTTATAAATATTAAGTGTTTCGGGCGTACTGCGGAATGGGCGCAGAAATGGTTAAGCAAAGGCAGCAGGGCAGAGGTTACGGGCAAGATTAAAACAGGCAGCTACGAGAGCCAGCGCACGGGCGGCAAGGTATATTACACAGAGGTTGTGGCTAATAGCATAGGATTTGGAGAAAGCAAAGCAGAGGCAGAGGCGAGAGGGCAGCAGCTGCCGGAGAGTGACGGGTTTATGAATATCACAGAGGGAGCAGACGAAGAGCTGCCGTTTAATTAACAGAAAGCGAGGCACAGAACATGGAGCAGGAAGAAACAAAGACAACAGCGGCGGCAGGGGTAGAAATGCTGCCAGAGGTTGAAAGCTGGGTACAGCTGCACGAAAGCGAATTAACAGAGTTATTGCAGAAACAGGCAAAGGCTGCAATAACGGAATTGAAACGACAGGAAAAGCAGGAGCGGAAGAAAGAGAAATACCACAACACTTTTACGCTTATGAAATGTTACCGTGATGCGGTTTTTCATATCGAGAACGCAATAAGCGACGGGCAGCAGTTAGAGCTTAAGGGCATGACGGACGAGCAGCAGCGTACATACTTAGAGAGTATCAGACGCACACGCTTTAAGACATTGATAATGACAGCGCATATAGACAAGGCGGTAGAAGAGATAGAGCGCCGCAGAGAGGCAGCAGGCAGAGGCGTAGAGTACAAGGCTTTTGAAATGTATTTCATGCAGGGCATGGACTATGCGGAAATTGCCGAGGAATTGGACACAGGAAAGAACACACCGAGGCGCTGGGTAACAGGTATCATAAACGAGCTGTCAGTATTATTGTGGGGGATTGATGAAGAGAGGGTAAAGTAAGTGTTTGAAAAAATAAAAGCATGGATAAAAAGAAAACGGGAAACAGCGAGAGAACAGCAGGCGGCAGACAGACTGATAAAGCATATAGAGCAGGCGTTAGGATTTGAGCTTTACGAGTGGCAGCGGTTATATATAATAACTGGGATATGGCAGCCGCCAGAGGGACGGCTACACGGAAGAACGACAGCATATATATTGCGGCTATTATTAGACCAGAGTAAGCCGCTGCTGCTGTATGAGTTTTCACAGGTGGCAGCGTATGCAGATAACCAATTTATGGGGCGGCAATATCAGCCAGTACCCATGCAGTATGTAGGCTGGTTTAGACATGAGATAAGGAGCATATACGAGCAGCTAAGAGCAGCAGGCGTGCCAGTAAGAGAAATGATAACGGTACAGCAACGGTAATATCGTGGTAAAAACGTGGTGTTTACATGGGAAAACAAAAGAGATACAATGATAGCATGAAATGAGTAGGCGATAGCTTAAGCCGTGTGCGGCAGCAGTTGCCTACTCTTTTTCTATTCATTCTTTAGCCTCCACCCAGCGCATGAAACTTAGGGCGCTGGGGAATGAAGAAAGAGAGGGGACAGTATGAAAGCATGGGCTAAGAGTTTTTATTTATCAGCGGCATGGGAAAAAACCAGAGCCGCTTATTTAATGTCACAAGATTATATTTGCGAACGCTGCGGGCAGCCCGCAAAGATAGTGCATCATAAGCGCTGGCTTAACAGAGAGAACATAAACGATATAAGCGTTACGTTGTGCTGGGATAACTTAGAGGCGTTGTGCCAAGACTGCCACAACAAGGAACACCACAAACAGGAGAGGCATAAGCGGTATCGGTTCGACGAGAACGGCGGCATACTCCCCCCATATCAGAAAAATAATTAAAGGGGGTAAATACCGAGGGGGATACCCTAAAATTACCCTACGGGCGCGCGCACGGGTGGTGTAGGGGGTGTGGTGCGGCGCAGGAATGGAAAGCGGGGTAAAGGAATGGCAACAAAGAAAGAGAAAACCAAAGAACAGAGGATAAAGACCGAAAAGACCAGACTTAAGGGGATTTTTAAGGACTTAGACGAAAACAAAAGAAAATTAGTAACGCCGCTGATAGAAAAGGCTGCATTTATGAGCGTTGAGCTGGACGACTTGCAGGCGAAACTTGAAAAAGACGGCTGGACGAGTGAGTACCAGAACGGGCAGAACCAGTGGGGAACAAAGAAAAGCCCAGAGGCAGAAACTTACATAGCGCTTAGCAAGAACTATGCAGCAGTGATTAAGCAGCTTACGGAATTAGTACCAGCTGCGAAACGAAAGACAAGCAGGCTGGCGGCTTTGCGGGAAGAGTAAGCGATATTGCCGCCTTATCGAAATTATATCTATGAGTACCACGCAAAGATTACAAGCGGCGAAATCATAGCGGGAAAATGGATAAAGAAAATATACGAAATCATTATAAACGGGCTGCAAAAGCAGGAGTATTTTTTTAATGCAAAGGCTGCGAATAAGGCTATACGGTTCATAGAGAACTTTTGCCACCACAGCAAGGGACGTAATGATTTAATCAAGTTGGAGCTATGGCAGAAAGCCATAGTTTCTGTTATTTTCGGCATACAGGACGCAGAAAAAATACGTATTTTCCGTGAAATTTTTATAGTAATTGGCAGAAAAAACGGAAAAAGTTTATTTGCATCTGCGATTATTGCATATATGGCGTACTTAGAGCCGGAGTACGGACAAGAAATATACTGCTTAGCGCCGAAATTAGACCAAGCGGCGCTGGTGTATGACGGATTTTATCAAATGGTACAGGCAGAGGACGAGTTAGCGGAGCTGGCAAAGAAACGGCGCAGCGATATTTATATTGCGGAGAGCAACACGGTAATAAAGCCGATTGCTTTTAACGCCAAGAAGTCAGACGGATTTAACCCGCAGCTTGTGGTATGTGATGAAATGGCAGCATGGAGCGGGGACGCTGGACTAAAGCAGTATGAGGTTATGAAATCCGCTTTAGGCGCACGTACTCAACCTATGATATTGAGCATAAGCACTGCCGGATATATCAACGACAGTATTTATGATGAACTAATGAAACGTAGCACAAGTTTCTTGAAAGGAAACAGCAAAGAGCGCAGGCTATTACCATTCCTTTACATGATTGATGATGTGGAGAAGTGGAACGACATAGACGAACTGAAAAAGGCTAACCCTAACATGGGTGTATCCGTAAAAGAAAGTTTCTTTATGGACGAGATAGCCGTAGCAGAGGGCAGCTTAAGTAAAAAAGCAGAGTTTCTTACAAAATATTGCAATATCAAGCAGAACAGCTCTATTGCATGGCTGGAATATCAGACAGTAGAGAACGCCGGAGTAGAAAAGACCTTAGAGGATTTTAGGGACTGCTACGCAGTGGGCGGTATCGACTTAAGCCAGACAACAGACTTAACAGCAGCAAGCGTGGTTATTCAGAAAGACGGCACGCTGTATGCGTTTACACAGTTCTTTATGCCACGGGGCAGGCTGGAATACTTACAGGCTACGGACGGTGTGCCGTATGACATATTTGTTAAAAAAGGGCTGATAACCTTAAGCGGCGAGAATTACGTAGACTACCACGACGTTTACGGCTGGTTTACTATGCTGCTGGAAGATTACGGCATACGACCTCTGAAAATCGGCTACGACAGATACAGCGCCCAGTACCTTATTACCGATATGGCAAATTATGGTTTTCACATGGACGACGTTTACCAAGGCGAAAACCTTACACCAGTTATACGGGAGTTTGAGGGCATCATAAAAGACGGCGATTTTAAGATTGCCGACAACAATTTACTAAAGACACATTTCTTAAATGTTGCGCTTAAGCACAACATGGAAACAAGAAAATTCAGACCTATAAAAATCGAGCAGCGGGCGCATATCGACGGCTTTGTATCTGTCATAGATGCAATGACCGTGCGGCAGAAATACTGGGAAGAGTGCGGCGAGCTGCTTAAAAACGCCGCATAGAAAGGAGCGTAAACGGCATGAAATTTTTAGACTACCTTTTCCACGGTAAAGAGCTGCGATATATTGACAGCTATTTTAAGATGCTGAATGGATACAGCCCGACGTTTACAAGCTATAACGGCGGCGTATATGAAATGGATTTAACCAGAACGGCAGTAAATAGTTTTGCCACACATTGCAGCAAACTTAAGCCGGAGATTGAGGGCAGCGCCCTTAAGTCACTGGAAAAGACACTACAGCATAAGCCCAACTATTTCATGGATACAACAAAATTTATTAAGCGTCTGGCAACGTATGTAGCGGTGGAACACACCGCTTTTATTATACCTATCGAGGACGAGTACGGGCGGCTTTGTGGCTGGTATCCATTGAGGGCGCAACGCTGCGAAGTCGTAGAGGCAGCAGGACAGGTGTATTTACGGTATCTGTTTGCAAATGGCGAGCATGGAGCTATAGAGTTTGAACGTGTAGGCATTATGACAGATTTTGAATACACAGACGACCTTTTCGGAGAGGACAACAGAACACTTAAGCCAACAATGCAGCTGATACATACGCAAAACGAGGGAATTATAAACGCTGTCAAAAATTCTGCAAATATTCGCTTTCTGGCAAAGGTGGCAAATATGCTGAAACCAGAGGATATAAAGAAAGAGCGGCAGCGCTTTACAGAGGACAACTTAAGCGCCGACAACGATAGCGGCATGATTATTTATGATAACAAGTTTAGTGAGCTGAAACAGGTAGAAAGTAAACCGTATACGCCAAACGCATTGCAGATGCAGCACATACAGGAAAATGTATGTACGCATTTCGGCACAAATATGGATATTCTGCAAAATAAATTTGATGAAAATACGTGGAACGCTTACTACGAGGGAAAAATAGAACCATTTGCAATACAGCTATCGCTTGTTATGACAAATATGAGCTTTACCGAGAGAGAAAGAGCTTGCGGAAATGCTATTTTCTTTTCTGCAAACCGCCTGCAATATGCCAGCAATGCCACAAAGTTAAGCGTAAGCACACAGCTTTTTGACCGTGCGTTACTGAACAGAAACGGCGTAATGGATATATGGAACATGGCGCACGTTGAGGACGGGGAAAAGTATTATATCCGCAAAGAGTACACAGAGGTAAGCGAACTGCAAAAGAGTAATGAAAAGCCGCAGATAATCATACAGCAAGCGCCAACAGCAACAGGGCAACAGACAGAGCCGCAGCAGACACCGCCAGCGGCAGCAGGCGAACCAACAGGCGGGCTGGGAGAGAAAGAGGGTGTAAATAATGCCGATTAAGAAAGAGCGGGAATATAGGGCGCTGGCAGCACCATTAACAGCGCAGAGTGCAACGAAATTGATACAGACGGAGTATTACGTAGAGGGTTACGCCACTACGTTTGATACGCCGTATTTACTGTATGAATTTGAGGACGGCACAAAGATTTACGAAAGAATAGACGCACACGCTTTAGACGGTGCAGATATGAGCGACGTTATCATGCAGTACGACCATGAGGGCAGAGTATTTGCCAGACAGTCAAATAAGACACTGATTTTACAGCCGGACTATAAAGGGCTTAAGGTGGCGGCTGATTTAGGTAAGACAGATTTAGCCCGTGGGCTATACCAAGACATAGAGGCAGGCATGATAAATAAAATGTCGTGGGCTTTTACTGTGGCAGAGGAAAGCTACGATAGAGAAACACACACAAGAACGATTTTGAAAATCAAGAAAGTTTATGATGTATCAGCCGTGAGTATTCCAGCAAACGGCGATACTGAAATAAGCGCCCGTGCTTTTGCAAGTAGGAGTTACGAGCAGGAGCGGCAGGAGTTGCTTAAGAGGCGGGCTGCAATACTAAAGATTAGAGCGAGTTTATAAAATCAAAGACCAGAAAGGAAACATAACAATGAGATTAAAAGAAATCGAGGAAAGATTAGCACAGATTAAGGCAGAGCTTACCACGAGAGCGGCAGAGCTGAAAGACGAGGAAATTACAGCGCTTGAAAAAGAAGTGACTGCATTACAGGAAGAAAGAGCGGCGATTACAGCGGCAGCAGAAAAGCGCAGCGCCTTACTTGCGAGAATTGCAGCAGGAGAGAACGTAGACGACGGAAACGGCGGCGAGGGACAGCAGAGAGTGCTTAGAAATTTCAAAGGCGCAGCGGGCGAGAGCGACAACGACGACAAATACGGCAGCATGGAGTACAGAAAAGCATTTATGAAATATGTGTGTAGAGGCGAGGCGCTGCCGAAAGAGTACAGAGGAGATGCAGTAAGTAAAAGCACGGACGTAGGCGCAGTTATTCCTACCACAGTGCTTAACCAGATTGTAGAGAAACTGGAAAGCACAGGAATGATTTTAGCCATTGTAACCAGAACTGCATACAAGGGCGGCGTTTCTATCCCCGTATCCACTGTAAAGCCTACTGCAACATGGGTAAATGAGGGAGAAGGCAGCGACAAGCAGAAAAAGAATATTGCAAAAGACGGCATGATTACTTTTGCATACCATAAGCTGCGCTGCGCAGTAGCCGTATCTCTGGAAGTAGATACAATGGCAATCAGCGCTTTTGAAACACTGCTTATTAACAATATCGTTGAGGCAATGACAAAAGCGTTAGAGCAGGCAATCATTGACGGAAACGGCACAGGAAAGCCGAAAGGAATTTTAGCAGAAACACCAGCAGACGGACAGACAATCGAGAGCGCCGCACCGTCTTACAGTGATTTGATTAAGGCAGAGGGTGCTTTACCTATGGCTTATGAAAATGGAGCTGCATGGTGTATGAGCAAAAAAACCTTTATGGAGTATGTAGGCATGACCGATAAGAACGGGCAGCCTATCGCAAAAGTAAATTATGGAACATCTGGAAAGCCGGAGAGAACGCTTTTAGGCAGAACGGTTGTACTTTGCGATTATGTAGAAAGCTACAGCGCAGCACTTGCGAAAGATACCATTTTTGCATTTCTTTTCAATTTCAAGGACTACGTGCTTAATACAAACTACTCTATGGGCGTAAAGAAGTATGAGGACAACGACACAGACGACCAGATTACAAAGGGCATTATGCTTGTAGACGGCAAGGTAGTAGATAAAAACAGTCTTGTAGTTGTAAAGAAAATCGAGGCAGTGTAATTAACAAGGCAGCTGGTGTATAAACACTGGCTGCCAGAAAGCGAGGTAGACCATGAAAGGGTATTTAGATGCTAAAGAACTGGAAAGCTACAAGAAAGAAGATTTGCAGGAGCTGGCAAAGCAGCTGGGCGTAGATGCAGAGGGAACAAAGAAAGAAATTGCTACACGCTGCGCAACGGTTGAGGTAGATATACCGGACGAAAGCGAGCTTACAGAAGAGGACAAAAGAGTAGCGGAAGAGGCGGCAGCAGAGGCAGCAGCTAAAGCCGAAGAGGAAAAGGCAGCGGCAGAGGCAGCAGCTAAAGCCGAGGAAGAAAAGAAAGCAGCAGGGCTGGTAAAAGTGAAAGCAAAGCGCCGTTTTCTTGACAAGGAATTAAACCAGATTAAGGATACTGGGGACGAATACGCAGTAAGCAGAGAACGTGCAGCAGTTCTGGAAGAGGCAGGCGTAGTAGAAGTAATAACAGAGTAAGAAAGAGGGTGCAGGCTATGGCAGCAGATACCACAACATTAACCGAGAAGATGCGGGCGGCGCTGCGTATAAGCAGCACCAGTGAGAAAATCACAGAGGAAATAAACGACTGCATAGCCGCCTGCAAAGCTGATATGAAAAACGACGGCGTAAAAGTGATAAAAGAGACAGACGGGTTGATTATCAGAGCAATTACACTGTATTGCAAGGCAGAGTTTGGTTTTAACAATGCTGCGGAACAATTCAGAAAATCATACGACGCACTTAAAATGCGCTTATCTTTATCAGCAGAATACAACACAGCGCCGCAAGTGTCCGAAACGGACACCAGCAGCACAGAAAGTGGGGTGTAAGGCGGTGGAGTGGCTGGACGAATTAACACTTATTGCAGAAACAACAGCAGAAAACAGGGTAAATAAAAACGGCTTTGCAGTAACGCCGGAAGAAAGCGCCCGCACTGTATTCTGTAACAAAAAATCAGTAGGGTACAGTGAATATTTTAAGAGCCAGCAGACAGGAAAGCTGGTAGAGGCAAAGTACGAGGTACATAAGGCAGATTATGGCGGCGAGGACGTAGTAGAAGTAAACGGGCGGCGCTATTTTGTGCTTAAGACCTACGATACAGGAACAGACACCATAGAGCTTACGCTTACAGATTTACGCCACAGAAACGAGGTGTAAGCATGGGAGAATTTAATACAGTCGGGCTGGAAGATATTATAGACGCTTTCGGCAGAAGAGAAACCGCCACGGTTGAGGCAGTACCGAAAATGCTTAAGGCTGGTGCAGATGTGCTGATAGAGGCACAGAAAGCAGAGGCACAGGCAATGGGACTGAACGAAACGGGCGGTTTTATCAATTCCATAAAAGCCACGGACGTAAAGGGCGACGATACGGAGAAATACGTAGAGATATACCCACAGGGACGGGCAGGGCATGGAAACGACAGGAAAGGCGATAAAAGCAAGGTGCGCTATGCGACAATCGGCTTTGTGGCAGAATATGGGACAAGCAGCCAGCAGGCACGCCCGTATATGACAACGGCAAACGCCAAGGCGCACGAAAAGGTAGTAGAGGCGCAGCGCACTATATGGGAGAGTGAAACGGGCAAATGAGCATACAGGAGATTTTAGAAAGCGCAGGGCTGCCAGCCCAGAGGGGCGTTTACACTGGACGGGATAAGCCGGACGCATATTATACATTTTTACGGCTGCTGGGTACGCCTGCGGTAAATGCAGACGACGAAGAGAAAGAAAGCAAGGAAATGTATAGAGTTACGCTTTTCCATAAGGGCGATTTTGAGGCGCAGCTTGATAAGACAAAAGAGGTATTGAAAGCAGCAGGCGTTTATATCAACAGCATAGATGCAGAAAGCTACGAAACAGAAACGGGGTACTGGTTAGTGCCTATCACAGTCGAGATTTTGAAAGAGGAGTGATTAAACAATGACACTGGGACTGAAAGATTTATATTATGCCGTATGCACAGAGGCAGACGGCGTAGAAAGCTACGGAACGCCTAAGAAAATGGCAGAGGCTATGACCGCCGATTTATCCGTAAAGACCGCAGACGGCAGTTTATATGCAGACGATACGTTAAGCGAGAGCGTCACGGAGTTTGCAAGCGGCACGCTTAAGCTGGGAATTAAAGACCTTACGCCGGAAGTGCTGGCAGAGCTGCTGGGGCAGGAAGTGGACGAGAACAGCGTAGTATGGGCTGGAAAAGAGGACGAGCCGCCGTATGTTGCTGTAGGGTTCAGAGCAAAGAAAACGGGCGGCAAATACCGCTACGTATGGCTGCTTAAAGCAAAATTCAAAGTGCCGTCTGAAAAATACGAAACTAAGGGCGAGAGCATCAAGTTTAATACGCCGGATATTGAGGCAGATTTTACAGCCAGAAAGAAAGATAACCGCTGGAAAGCAGACTTTGTGGGAACAGAGGACAGCAAGGCGGCTAAGACATGGTTTACAGCCGTACCCGAACCGGGAGCGGCAATGCAGACAGTATAAGAGAAAGGAGAGAGGCGCAGCGCAGGCTGCGCCTTAATTTATAGCATGAGCGCAATTAAAGACGGACGTATGCCCGTAGAACTGAACGGCAAAACCTATTATTTACTGTTTTCCCTTAATGCACTGGACGAGATGCAGGACAGATTTGGGGGATATGACAAGCTGGACAAGGCTTTTGACCAGAGTAACCCGACCATGATTAAAGATTTACGCTGGTTGCTTACCCTCATTATCAACGAGGGCATGGAAGAGGGAGAAACACCGCTTACAGAGCAGCAGGTAGGTAAGTTAATTCATATCGGCAATCTGCCGCAGATTAAAGACGCTATTTTCTCTGCTTTTGTATATTCCACAAACGGCGGGGAAGAGAAAGAGGCAGCAGACAGAGAGGCAGACACAACAGAAGAGGGAAACAGAGTAGCCGTGCAGGACGAATAGACACCGCACGGCTGCTTTATATAGCAATGGCTATGCTGCATTACACGGAAAGCGAGGCGTGGAAAAAGACACCTTACCAGATTATTAAGCTATTCGGCTATCACAAGGAGTATAACCCGCACATTTTCGGACAGGAAAGCAGCAGCGCACCAGCACAGGCAGCAGAGGGTATGGACGACATAGACATAGCGTTAGGGGGCTTGTAAATCATGGCTGATAAAACAGACAATATTAAAACCAAACTTAGTTTTGACGGCGAGGCACAGTATAAAGCAGCCTGCAAAGAGATTAAC